AATACAGCAACATTTCTTGCTACTCATAAAATGAATAGATATTATAAATCTACACATAAACTAGAGCAAGACATATTCCCTAATATTAAAAAGTGGGCAGCCAAAGCTGCTGCGTAAGATAATCTTGCGTAAATGTAATTTGTGTCCTACACCCGTGTAAAATGAACTTGAGTTATAGTTCCCTGACGAGGTTGGAGTGGTTTAAATGATACGAAAGATTACCTACGAGTATCAGCACAATAATTGAGAACTCTTAGTACCAAGCAACACTATATGTAGTTGTGCAAGGTTACCGAGTCCTAATGCTAAGTGTTCTCATAATTTTGGGCGGATGTTAATAAAATGTGATATATATAGATGTCAGGGTCAATATACTACTCACACCCACAGCGTCCGCCCAATTAACTAAAGGAGTAAAAATGGATATAGATAAAATAGAAGAATATCAAAGGGATTGGCAATATGATGAAATGAAAGCAGATGTATTTGAATATTTAGAAGAATTAAGAGAATCTGGTGAAATTAATATGTTCGGAGCAATTAGTTATATTGAAGAAACTTTTGAAATTAGTAGAAATATGTCAAGAACATTTCTAGTAGATTGGATGGAGAGTTATAAAAATGCCAGACCCTAGATGGTTTGAATGCCCAGTAATCATCCCTTATATGGGTGGAAAATTTGAATTAGGTAGAAAACTTATTCCAATGATGCCACCACACAAGAGATATATTGAAGTGTTCTTAGGTGGAGGCAGTATTTTCTTTAGAAAAGGCAAGACAGAACTTAATATTTTAAATGACAAGCATAATGACTTAGTAAATATGTACCTATCTGTAATACAAAGATACCCAGAATTCATCCATTATTGTGAGTCAATACTTAAAAGTCGAACATTATATGATGCATTTAAGGCAGAGCTAAAGGAAGACATTAAGTACAGCGATATGCCGAATCCAGAAAGGGCTTCTAAATATTTCTATATTATAAAAAACGCCTTTAATACAAACTTCCAAAACCCTATAGCAAAGGAATCTGAGTGGAATGATGAAATGTGGAACTGTTTGAAAACAAGTAAGCAAAAACTAGAAAATACTATGATAGAAAATTTAGATTTCAGAGAATTATTTCATAAATACCCAACAAGAGAAGGCGACTTTTGGTATCTTGACCCCCCTTATGTAATAGCAGGAGAAAGGGGAGACTATTATGTTCATTCTTTAAACATGGATGACCATGATGCTTTATTTGAAATGTGTAAACAAATAGACAATGAAGGTGGAAAGTTTATGATTTCATATGATGACCATAATTATGTCAATGATACTTATAAAGATTTTGAAATAAAAAAGATACCAATAAAGTACGCAGGACAAATGACAGGAAGAGATTATAAAAATGAATTAGTCATAACTAACTATGAACCCATAAACACACAGGAGCAATTATGGAAGCCCCAATAAAGGTATACCCACATTCAACCGAAGCGGAAGAAGCTGTTTTAGGAGCAATTTTAATTGATGGCTCAAGTGTATTTGAAAAATGCAACGGATGGATAAGGGATAAGGATGCATTCTACCATAGTAAGAATAAAAACCTATGGTCTATAATGAGTGATATGCATAGAGAAGGAGAAACAATAGACATGGTAACAGTTGGAGATAGAATTAAGGAGTCGGATAAATATTCCGATGAAGGTTTGTCTTTATACTATTTAACAGGGTTACCAGAGATAGTACCAACAACAGCGAATTCAGAACAGTATGCAAGAATAGTATGGGAAAAGTTTATTAAAAGACAATCAATTAAATCAGCATATGAATTATACAATACAGGATTCCAAGATACAGAAAGCAACGTAGAAACTATGTTACATAATCATGCATCATTGGTAAATGAATTATTAGAAATAGCCCCAAGTAAAAAGAAAGAAATAGGAACTGTAATCAACGACACTATCGACACTCTTAAAACTGGTAAGAATATTATAAAATTTGGATACCCTCAACTAGATAATATAGCAGGTGGGATGACTAGGAAGGAACTCACAGTAATAGGAGGAAGACCTGGACACGGAAAGACGACACTAACTATCAATATAGTAGCCAGTTTATTAAAACAAGGCTACAGAGTAATGGTATTCAACAGAGAAATGTCTAATGTGGAGATGATTAAGAAATTCATGATAATGGAAAGTAAGGATTTGAGATATGAAGAGCTAAGAGTAGGAGATATTAAAGAGGGAAGAATGCAAATAATAGAAATGATGGCTGATGAACTAAAGAAGACATTAAGCAATCTTATAATGTATGATGACATACGCACTCTTGGAGATGCTATGCGTGAAATACAAAGAGAAAAACCAGATGTGGTAGTAGATGATTATATTCAATTAATAAAAGTAGAAAATAAAGTAAGTAAAGATAGAAGATTTGAAATAGAAGAGATATTAACAGAATACAAATGGGTATGCAAGAAAGAGAATTGCGCAGGTATATTAGTATCTCAATTGAATAGGGAAATTGAAAAGAGATTAGAGCCTAGACCTAGACTAGCAGACTTCGCAGAAAGTGGGACTATAGAACAAACAGCAGAAACAGCATTATTAGTATTTTATGGATACAACTTTAATGATGATAAATACGATAAATATGAAATAGAGGTAGTATGTGATAAAGCGAGATATGGCAAGATAGGAACTTATGTTATGGGATTCAATGGAAGCAAATGTAAATTCTATATGGATTCAGACGAAGCTAGAGCAGATAATGATACAAGTAGAAATAAAACCAAGATTAACAACGATAGAGCATTGTCAAATGTGCAAGGTCAGTTTTAGTGGTAATAAATACTATGAATACCATTCATCTATTAGCAATACAACATTACATATCTGTTACCAATGTGGAATAAAAGAATATTACGGGAGAAACTATAGTCATGGGAAAAAATGGAAAAGAGATAAAAAAAGGGACTGGCTCTTTGGCAAGCCTCATAGTGGGGATTGACCCTGGGAAAGGCGGGGGTATGGCAGTTATCAAATCACACACATACGATTTTGGTGCTAAAATATTCACCGCTCACAATTGTCCCGAAACGATAGAAGAAATGGTTGGCTTTATAAGTATGTTAAAATCAGAATCGTCTTATATTACTTGTTTTCTGGAGAAAGTCCATGCTTTCCCAACAGATGGAAGAAGCTCTGCTTTTAAATTCGGTATGAATTATGGTATATGGAGAGGCATTCTTTGTGCCTTCGGAATAAAGACAGAGCTTGTAACACCACAGGCTTGGCAAAAGACATTCGGTGAATTGCCTAAAATAAAACAAGAAAGGAAGAGAAAGTTGAAAGAAATCGCAACTAAGTTAAGTGCAATAAAAGCTACTTTAAAAACAGCAGATGCTATATGTATTGCGCTATACGGGTATAATTTCGTGGAAGCACAAAGACAATGGACATGAGAAATATAATATTTTACAGAAAAAACGACTTAGGAACTATATCTATGGGAATATTTCCGTTTGCAATAACGATACACTATCCTTTTAATTCACTTCAATACAACTTCGGACTTGAAATAAGCATATTATCACTATCTTTATATATAATGTTAGATGAAAATTATCATTTTCTAGATTAGCAACAACCACAACTGCTGGGGGGTAAGCAAGTTATAACTCCTATTATTAAGAGCTTATCCCCTTAAGCAGTTTTAAACTTGCTTTCAAATCTGGTGACATACCTCTATATCCATCTTTGTTAACTTTTGGTTCTGGTTGCCTATTGAAAAGCAAAGCATTATATTTTTTAGTAAAATCATTTGGATAAAGCTTAAGATAGTGAGTAATTAAATCCCTACCTCTTCCAGCTTGTAGAGATGGTAAGATTTTATTAACAGTGGTACCAGCAAATGTTCCCCATTTATACTTGTCTAATCTCTGCGCTTTTTCATCAAATTCATCAGCGAAATTTACATTACCAAAAAGTATTTTATTTAATGTGGACTCGTCTACATCAATTAACCCATGAGCAATTAAGGCTCTCTTTACAGCCCCTATTGTTGGACCAGTAACTTCACCTAATAATCCAAATGTACTTAAATCGTCATTGTCATACTCTGTTATGTCCTTTGCGACATTTTGAAGTCTATTAAGTGTTTCATTCTCAAATATATTAGATAAATCAGAATTAAAAACAACACTACCAAGAGTAATTAAAGACATAATCCCAGCTTGTCTAGAAAGCCATTGTATTTCTTCTGATTCAAATCCTTCCCCAGCTAAATATGCTTTATGTGCTTTAGACAACTGGTCGTATTGAGTTTCGGCTAAAGACATTGGATAATGTAACAAGTGGAAAGCGACTTCTGATATTGCACCTGCGTTCCCACCTTTTTTTAACCTCTTTGCTATAACCTGACCATCTCCCATCTCTTCAACAGTACGCCATTCCCCTCTTACCATTTTAGCCTTAGCATGAGGAGAGTATTCATAAGCCCAACTATTAACCATCTTCAAAGCCCAGTCTTTCGATTCTTTTTTGGCTACATCACTCTTAAATCCCATTCTTGATAATTTATTATACTGATGATATAGAGCTGTTCTATACATCCATTGTCTTTGTTTATTTTCAGTATATCTATGAAAAAACAATCCTTTTTCAACTGTCCATTGACCAGCTTTTAAAAGAAGGTCTTTAACTGGCGTCCCATTAAAAGTCACTTTCCCAGTGAGTGGGTCAAAGTCATGTTTCCCTTCACCAAGCATACTTGTTAGTTTACCTGTACCCTCTGCGTACAATTCAGAAGCAGCGTCTGTAAATAAGAACCCAGCCTCTTTTTCAGCTTGGTCAACCCAATCTTTAAAGCCAATCTTATTATCACCAACCCCTATTGCTTCATTATGCATAAAGGCTCTAACTGCGTCTTGCGAAGATTTGTGACCTATCCTTGTATAAAAATGCATTATTGAAGCTGCGTTCTTAATAGCACCAGTAATGTTTAATCCCATTGTTGCTGCCGTTTGCAAGGAGTTTAAAATTGTAACTGCATTATTAGCAAATGCGTTCCTCCCCTTTGTCCCCTCTGTAAAAACAGCATATTGCTCTTGGATAAACCTTGACAGCCCATTTGTAAAATTTGTTTCATTAGTTGGGAGATTTTTTAGAGTCTTTAAATAAGCATCTTGAATGTGGACTAATTTATTAAATTGTATTGCCTCATTTGAATATGTAGTAATAGCAAGAATAGGGTCTTTTTCATAGGAGTTACTTAAGAGTGGATTCCTCTTCTTTAATTGGTCTGGTGTATCTATAGGGGCTTCTAGAATTGATTTAATAATATCATTGGTCGTTTCTTCAATATTAATAGTATTCCCATTGCGAGGGTCAAAAGACTCTGACATTTTTTGCTTTATTTGATTTAGATTGTCAAACAAAACATGGGGATAATAACCTTCTGTTTTAATATCCATTTCCAATGATGAAATTGCCTCTTTTAATCTTGCCTTAACTTCTTTCCCCTTCGCTGGATTGCCTAAGCTATATTTAAATTCCGCTAAGTCTGCGTACTTGTTTAATCCCATAGCGTAAGTAAGACCAATCTTTTTCAATAAATCTCTTCCTGCTTTAGCGGCTAATACCGTGTTGGTATCATAGCTTTTCTTTTTCCATACCCCATTCTGCCTTGTTCTAAAAGTGTCTTTATGGATAGATTTAAAACCATCAAATTCGTTATTTGCAGCAGCTGGCATCGAAACCAATTCTTCAAAATCTCTTAATATTTGACCATCTTTATCTGAATTAACAATCTCTTCAAATTTATTAGCCCATTTATCATATGATTCCTCAGTTTCAGCAGTAATCATTTTTTGACGGGCTTCCTTAATTCCCTTTAATTTAGTTTTGCCAACTTTTTTACCAAATGATGACATATAAGCTTCGACAAGGTTTAGGGATATTAATGCATTAGCACTTCCAAGCGTATTTATATTAACCCTTTCCTGATTTAATATATTGTTCATAGAATTATGAAGCATTCTAGAAAACGGGTCTTGTTTAGAAAGCCCTTCTGGGACAACCCATGCTAAATTAGAAAACTTACCATTTAAATTGTTAGCATAATGGTCTATCCACCTCCCTGCTAAATTAATTTGAGATTCTGTGAAGGGGACATCTGCTGCGAATGGTCGATTCATTTTTTCTAACATCCATTCTCTAAACCCCTGCTCTGAATTCGCTTCCATAAATTCACCATTTACACGGAATCTTTTATCTATAGAAGGATTTGTTCTCCATTTTTCATAAAGAGCGTTCCCCTTTTCTTCCCATACAAGTAATTCGTTTTTACTATGACAAGATACAGCCATTTAACAACCCCCACTTTCTTTAGCAAAAATATTCACTTTCTTTTTCTTTAAAGTCCTAACTTGTGTAATTCTACCAGCGACCTTTTTATCAGTAGTAAATGTAGGATGTATCGCCATGTCTTGTTTTAAAGCATTAAGCATAGGGTCTGAATAAAATACCCCATCCATCTGAAGCATACTTTTAATAGGGTCAGGATTACTTATCCTACTCCAGTCATATACATCATTCCCCTGTTCAAAATAAATGTCAGCTCTTAAGTCGTCTGGGTTTTTACCAAGCTTAGTTAATTCCCATTCACTTACTAGATTTCTCATAATATCAGTTCTTCCAACCTTACTGTCCATTAGGTGCTTAAAAACATTATCAAGCATCACACTATTTGTTTGGAAAACTGGTAATTGTTTTTCACCACTAGTGGTATATTTAGTTGGAGACACACTTGGGGCTATTAAATCAGATATAAGCAATTCTAAGGCATCCCTTCCCCTAGCGGAAGCATTATTTTGACCCAATGACATTTCTAGTTTAGGAAGCCACTCATTAATAAAAGTATTAAATATAAATCCATTTTCAACAGTCCCAGACTGCTTATAAATCCCTTTCTTAAAAACAGAATTAGACTTAGCTTTTTGACCTCCCTGAATACTTACGGCATACATACTTTTTATTAAATGATTCCTTGCTATACTATAATTATCATACGAACCAGCTGCGTCTAAAGCCTGTTCAACAGCCTGTACGTCCTTCATTGTAAGTCTACTTAAAGCCTGTCCGTACTTAACACTATTTTCAGTTGCTTCAAATTTAGCCATAGGTTCCATTTCTATAAGATAATAAAATCCTTTTTGCTTTTTAATTACATCCCTACTTGTTTTGTTACCCATGAACTCTAAATCAAAATAACTTATATTCCCTTTGGCTAGAGACTGCCCATCTAAATCTTTATGATTGTTTCCCTGCATAGCTTTATCACTTAACCTGTAAAGACCAACTACTTTAGGCTTATTATTTTGTGCTAACGATTTCAACCAACCTAAATTTAAATCATTTCCATCTCCTCGTTGGATTTGATTACTGCTCTTCCCCTCCTCAATCATAAATGATTCCATTCTCAACTTATCCATATGCTCTACGGATGCCTCTGTTCTCCCTATCTGCCTCTTTAAACTATGAATAGCCCCATTACTTGGGAATGAATCATTTACCTCCCTATTAAGAGATTTCTTTAAATCAATTATTCTCTTTTGAAGTATTTCGTCTATAAAACCATTTCGTATAGCCCTTTGCACATTAATATCATTTTGATTGTGTATCTGTTTTAAATCTATAGTTTCTGGTTCCTTCCCTGCTAGTATAGCCGCATCTCCTCGATATTGAGATAACTCAACAGAGTATTCAAGATTATCTATAAAAGTCCCAATGGATTCCTGTAGTGCAACTTGACTTCTTGTTCTGGTAGAAACCCCACCATAAGAAGATTGTGAAAATTTTGTTTCCATTAACCCACTTAACATATTCCCAGGAATAGATATATCTGTACCTTCCTTCACTCCCTTAACACCATCAAATTTAATTAAAGGCTTTAAAGACACCCATGACTCTGAGCCAGAATAAATAAGATTATCAAGTAATTCTTTTTGAGTATTATAACTTCTTAGGTGGGTATCTTTAAAAAATGTTTTAAGAAAATCTTCCTCAAGTTGGTGCCTTTTCTTATAATCGGTTTCTCTTTGAATCTGTCTATATATTTTTTCAGCAACATATCTAGTTGATGTTTTTGGATTAAGCAGCTGAGATATATCTAAATAGGCTTTTTCAAATTCATGTGGGAAAGGAGTTCTTTTTTGCCCTGCTTCCCAAGTATCATTTGACACCATTGATGCTCTTTTTAATGTACTGAAAATAATTTTTAATGACTTTCTCTGCATATCTTTACTTTTCATAAGAGAAGCCACGTCATTCTTACCACTAAAGGGTTCTTTACTAAAAATATCTGCTTCCTCTGTGATTAATTTAGATAATACTTGACCCTTATCAAGAGACAGCAATGATTTCTTTGTAGCATCTGATAGCCTACCATCAAGAACAAAATCAAGTAAAATTTCTGTGGTATCAAATATAGGTAATTTACCACCATGATAATCAACTGAAGCCTGAGCAGTAAACATAAATTTCTGCAGCCACTCCATTGTCCCCCCAGTTGTATTTAAATCCGCTCTATCCCAAAAGTTCTTTAGAAGTTTATTGCCACCTTCACCAGTAAAAGTTAAGCCCATTCTGGAAGCCCAAGTAAGAGCCCCTCTTTGCCCTATAAAAGTACCAATGGCTTTTTGTTGAGATTCAATTTGACTAGCATATTTAGTATAGCCAATATCCGTAGAAACTCTCCCTACTTCTCCTTCTACTATATCGAGTCCAAATGGGTTACTCTTTTCGAATGTCTTTACTCCATCCATAACTTCTTTACTAAAAGCTGGGAAATCAGCAATCTTACCTTGTTCTAATAAAAAAGCTCTAAGTATTGCTTTATCTGGTTTTGTCTGGGAATAAACATGGTCTCCATCATTATCTCTTTGCATAATAGTTCTCAAATCCTGAACATTTACTTCCATAAGTCCATTCATTTTTTCATTTATACGCTGAACCCTATGTATAACTTGGTCTTTTCCTAGAGAAGGAATTGCTGTATTCAACATTCCAAATTGGATTTTAGCATTCTTAAGAGGTTTCCATAATTTGCTACCCATAGAATTATTAGTACCTTCAAGCCTTATAGTAGAACCTTTGTGATGTGTATATCCCTGAACCATAAGTTCATGCACCTGAGAATACGACAATTTATTATTTGTAGCAATTTCATTTAATTTATCTAGAGAATTTGAAATTTTTCTACGCCAATCCTTTCCACCGCCTGCCCCAGAATCGTACATATCTTTTATTTTTATATCTATTTCTTTTCCATTCTCATCTACTCCTTTAGCAGTTGTATTTTCAATTTTCCTTGAAGTTTTATCACCATCTACCATTTTCATTTTATCATAAAATGCTGATTGAAAATCGTAAACTCCCCTAAGCCCCTTTCTCCCTTCCATCATAACAGTCCAATCAACTCCATTTTCATCTCTTATAATTAAGAGTTCGCCCTGTAAGGCATTTGCAGTTGTGCCTATAGGTCTGTGTGTTGATGATTTCCCAACTCCAACAGCTCCGTGTTGAATTGCAATTCTTTCATAAGCATCTCCTGTCGCCCTATTTTTATCATATAAATTTATATGGAGTGGGTTTTCTAATGTACCTAGAGCATCTGGTGCAGTAATAAAATCCGAACCAGTTTCTATCATATTTTTACCAACATTCTTTATTATAAAATTACTAGCAAATCTATTAACAGCTTGTGATATATATGGTAATTCAGAATTCCCGCCAAACTCTAGAACCAATTTCAAAGCCATTGTATGCTCATCAGTCAATGGATTCCCATTCTCAACCTCAACATCCATAAGCCTTCTCATTACATCTGTTGTAATCTTCCCATCATTACCGTGAAGGAGAGATAGTTCAACTATCTTTTCAGCAAACTTAGACTTTGAGACCCATTGATTGTTTATATGAGGAGATTGCCAGTCAAATTGAGAAGATGGGACAATTGTTTTGCCACCAAGAGTTGATGTAAACGAAGCAGAGAGTTCATCTAGATTTATATACATCTTATTTTTATCTTGACCAGCCCTGAGATTCAAACCATCATGTGTTTTTTGTGGTGATATAGGAACCCCACGTTGAAAACTATCTCCCCATAATGTTTTAGCAGCAGATGTCCCTATTGCAATATCCGAGTCCCCCATTTCCCTTGCAATACTTGGGTCATATATTAAATAACCCTTACCAAGTAATTGATTCCTTCCAACAGCAGCTATTATTGTTTTAGCCCCATTTGGACCTTTAATAAAATCAACATCAAAAGAACTTCTATTAGCCATTACATAAGCCATAAGACTCTCTGATGCATATTTCACACCATCGAAGCGAGAAGATATTAAGCTACCGCTTTCTGCTAATTCTAATTGACTCTGTCTGATTAAGGATATGAGAGCTTTATCTGGGCTTCTCTTTGAAGACTCTACGTCTATTTGACTTTGGTAATTCCTATCAACAGTCTTTCTATTATTTAATTGATGTTGGTCTTTTGCTCCAATCCCATCAACCCAACTCTCGGCATCATTTTCATCAAATACATGGAGTTTTAACTGATAGCCCTGATTTCTTATTTTATCAGCTTGACTTTTTGGTAGTCCAGATAAATTTTCAGAAATATAATCATTTGCCTTTATAGATATAGGCGTAGTCGTTCCACCGTCAGAAAGAAATCCCCTCTTGAATATATTAGCTTGTATTTTATAAATAGCCTGCTGAGTTCCATCCCCTCCTGGACTTAATACATCAAAAAGCTTAACGAGTTCACTTCTTTTCCCAGTTCCATCCAGATATGGGAATAGGACTTTTAATTCAACAGTTGACCTAAGCAAATCATTAGTGCTATCGAGAGTTTTCCCGTTCAAAGACTTCATATACTCATTAAATGTCTTTTTATTGGCACCTGAAATATTGGGGTCATTATTATAATCCTTTACAAATTCATCATAAGCCCTAGTAATCGCTATTAGATTCTTGTCACTAAGGGGGATTACCATTTTATCATTAGGTGAAAGTCTTACATAAGCTATTGGCTCACTCCCTATTCTGCCACCTTCAGATGATGCTATAAATTTAGTTATCTCTGTTTCGCCAAACTCTCCCCACCTTAGCATATCTGTTAAATCAGCCTCAGCATTTTGACTGACTCTGGTCGCATGAACAAGAGAATCTTGAATTTTATCAACATTATTATAAGTGGATAAATTAACTTTTCTTGCTACTCCATCTTTATCAATAATAACAATGCTTTCCTGAAGCCTCCCCATTACTACACCAGTTCTATCGCTCCACTTAACAGATGCAAACCTTTTTTCAGGTGCATTTTCATTTACTCTCATAACGCCAGAAGTAGCCCCATCCATAACTTCAAGAGTTATACTAGTGCCTTTAACTTCAGCGTCAAACGCATTTAAAATATTTATTGCGTGTTTGTCCTTAAACTCTTTCCATTTTTTATCAGCTTCAGATTTATCTGGGTATCTTCTATAAATATATTTCTCAACCTCCTTGAATTCTCCCTTATGGTCTGCTAATACTGCGTCCTTGAATTCTTGTGGAATTTTTCCATCTTTAGTGAAACCAGCTTCCTGACCAATTTCAATAAGAGTCTTAGTTCTGTGTCCCGTATCCATCTGCTGTTGAACATTGTCAATCATAAGAATCCTATCGGGAGATGACTCTCTTTTATTCGAAATTACCTCTCTATTAATATCTAAATTAATTTCATTAAGAATGTCCTTTATCTCTGAAAAGGCAAATTTACCATCTCTAACATAATCAATTAAATCATCTACGGTTTTTAGCCTCTCATCTCCTTTAAAAACCTCATCATGGAATCTTCTTATGAGATTATTAGTATGTTTTTGAATAGAACCAAGGCTAAGACCAGACTTGTCTCCATTTATTAAACTATTAATAATCTTTTCAAATTGATTAGATTGATGAGTCTCCTCACCAGACATCCTTAGAAGCTGTTGTTGGAACGGTTCAAATATATATTGTCTCAATTGAAACTGGTCCATATCCTTAATAAGTTGCCCGTCTGAAGTTTCCACCATACTCTCAAGGCTAAGTTCCCATTTTTGATTCTCAACCTTTATAGATTCGCTAATTGTATCAATTCTTAGTATCATTTCGTTTATCTGTTTTAATAGCTCTGCACTAGCCTCCCCCCTTCCTTCCTCTAATGATTTTGTTAAATCAACAACCTTTTTCCTTACCTCAGCAAGTTCTTCTACTGGGTTTGTTACTTTACCAGCGCCTGTATTCTCAGTATTAAATGAATTAATAACATTCTCAGTTTGCTTAAAAACTGCTTCTAAATCCCTTGCAAATTTTCCACCGCCAGCTTCTTTTAATTTATTTAAATTTTTAGGGACAACAGTTTGTAAATCTAAGATTGTTTGAGAGTTTAATAACTCAGCCATTTTTACAACCTCAGAAATATGGTAGTCTGGATTTAAAACATTCTGCCCTTCTGCCCCTTGCCTAGCTTCTTCCCTTATAACCTCATCAATACCTACTATGTTGTCTTTTCCTAATACATTCTCAAGCGTATCCCTTGCTTTTTCGTATCTAGCAATATCTTCTGAGGTGTTTTTATCTGCCTTCATACTCTCAATAACAGCCTCCCTGCTAATCATCTCAATCTTGCCTTCAGAGTTAATACGAGTGACATCATTCTCAATCAAATAACCAGCTGCCCTATATGCCCTTTTATCAAACCCCTTGACATTAAGAAGCTGAGTTGTTAACATGTCCCTAACTCTAGTTTGGTCAAGAAATGCTGGGAGTCCTTCTGCTCCAAAATTTTCAGCAAAAATATTTTTAATTGTATTTAACTCATCAGCCTTTAATTTGCTGTCACTAGTCCTCTTAACGCTTTGCCCATTAGTAGAAAGTCTCCTTAAGCCAACAAGTGTTTCGACCTGTTTTAATACATCAAGAGCCTCTTGTACCTTAGTAAATCTGACAGCATCATTTTCAGCACTTATTTTCCCTTCTTGATAATCCATATAATCTGGGATTCTCATTCTCATGCTTTCCATATCATAATATTCATTTTTACCATTTGGAACCATGAAAAATTTATCAATACTTTTTGTTGCGTTTTGCAACTTCTCAGTATGCCCAGACCCAGATGCTATCATCATAAAACTATTAGATGCTTTTACAAACTTATTATTAACGATGTGTTCCCAAAAAGGATTGCCTTCTTGCAACTTATTTAAATTCTTAAGTTTACCTCCATATTCTGCGTCAAGTTTCTGCATCCATTTATTAGTAATATCATTAGCTAACCCAGTATATTCATCAAATGTTATTTTCCCTTCCCCTTGCTCAACTCTCTTCTTATTATAAGATTCAAATGCGTCTTCAACCTTTATCTCTCTATAAGCGTTTATCATATTAAGAGATTCCATGCTCTTAACTAGATGGCTAACATCACTTAAAACACCAAGATTTTGCCCAACTTTATCAGTTGTTATAAACTTAGCAGTCAATCCTCCGTCATCGTTAGTAATCATTTCTAAACCAAGAACATCACTTAATTCCTTTAAATAATTTTTATAAACCCTTTCACCAGCAAGAGCAACCTCATTGGTTATTTCAACAAGTGCCCCATGATAACCTACTTCGCCAATTGTTTTTCCACCAGATGTCTCAAGCTCTATTCCGCTAATTTTCTTATAAAGTGAATCTAAATTTTCTCTGCTTAATTTCATTACATCTATAGGCTGAAATCTATCCCCTTCTTTGAATTGCCCCATCATATTATACTGAGATTGCAAGTGAAGAAGTGTTTTATCGTTTTCATTGAGATGCTCAAATGAATTCCCAGAAGGGTCAGCCTTACCAGCTTTCGCTTCATCAAAAGGCTTATATACCTGCTTACCAGCTTTAGTATTCCATGAAGTTGCCCCAAGTCCAACTAATCCGTCTGCATCATTATGGAATCGAATAAAATCAGTTAATTTTTCATCGCTAAGACCCATTCTTGCTGATAAATTTTGCAATGGAGACAACTTATTAAAATAAGCCGTTTGTTCACTCTTTCCCCAATGACCTCTTGATTTAGTCATTATAGCAGACATAAAAATATGGGAAGCAAGCTCAGATGATTCTAATTCACCCCATGCATCTGGGTCTGCAATCCAGGAATTAGTAGCAAGAACACCAACTGCCATCCTGCCAGTGGATTTTCCTAAATCTTCAATATATTCTGGTTTCCATAACCTCATGAACTCCTTAGAAGTTGCCGTATTCATCTTTTTAAGAAGAGAGACTGCTTCTCCCCCCGTCATTGTCCCATCATCAATAGCGTCTACTAGCTTTCTACCAGAAAAGCTTTTATCCCCAACTTTCCAAAAAGCATCTTTAATTGCTGATGAACCATGAACAGCTTTCCCTTCTCCCTCAATCATAATTTTTAATAAACCCTGTACGTCCTTAGTCCCATTAGCGACATCCTTAGCAAGCAGAGAATCATAGTTAGTTTTCTTAAACCTTGAAAAGAATCCCTTTATCCCAGTTGACATCCTATCACTTCCACCCCCAGGTATTTTTCGTATAAGTGGAAACATTAGAGACATAAGAGCAGAGTGACCAAGCGTAGATGTTGTGCTAAACTCCTCATCTTTTGATTGCTCTTTTATTTTACCAGCAATCATACCATGCATAGTCATAATAGCCATATCATTGGCTGCCATTCCCGCATATTTAGCAATATTTTCTCCCATCCACATAGTGTCCATATTTGGAAACTTATTAAGGAGTCCCCTCGTAACTAATTCGCTAATATCATTAACATATTGACCACTTTTACTGCCAAGATTATCAACTAAATCTGTAGATAATCCCCTAACTACATTGTCATCAACTTCATGACCAGCTTTTTTAAATACCCCTTTTACTATAGAATGAACCTCTTTTGTGAGTGTACCATGAGCAGCAGCTACATCATCAACTGAGCCCTTCATCTGGTTTATCCATCTAACCCCAGTAGCGGCATCATCTGTCATCTTCCCTATTTCTTTTGTAATATGACCAGCAAGTTGGCTTTCGCTATTTACAATAGTCTTTCCAAGTGCCCCTTCTGCCGTCTCAGCCAATACCTTTTTCATAGATGATGAAGGTATAATCCCAGGTTTTACAATCTTTTCACTAAATTCCTGTACCGCTTTTCCTACAAATTTATTCGAGCCCTTAACCGCTAATCTTGAGCCCTTACCAAGTAAAGAAAAAGGTCCAACTACTGGAGCCATTAATGAAAGACCTTCACCAAGAATATAACCAGACTTCTGTGATGGATTCATGTTTTCCCACTTATAATCATCGTCTTCTAAAAATCCACTAGCACCCCAACTTAATCCAGCTGCTGCTCCCCACAGAGCAGAACCCATAAAGTCATAAATACTACCTGAATCATCAGGCTCGTTTCCACCTAATTGACCATATCTCTCAGCTAAGTAATCCTGGGTAGATGATTTTTTCTGTTTTTTATTTAGAGTGCCTAAATAATTTTCTGTTAATGGCATATTAACCTTATTTAAATTTTGCTAAAGCTTTTAATGCTTCTTTATGTTCTGCTTCTGCTTCTTCTTGAGTCATACCAGTTGTTGCTGTTTGAAATCTTATTAATAAATCTAATAATTCCTGAGCATCATCTGCTTTATGAAAACCTTCCTGACTACTCCACCCACCTTCAAGAAATCTATCTATAGACGCTAAGGCTTCTTCCTTTATATATTTCAGATTATCGGGGTTTTCCAACATCTGGTCATTAAATACTTTAGTATTATGTGCTCCGTAATTATGCTCTTGAAGCCTATTAGTAAGAGCATCTTCGCCAACTTCATCCATTTCATCTTTCATGCGGAGATAGGAGACCATTGATTTTTCCCTAGTATCAAAGAGAGCCTTTTTTCTAGCCTTATCTGTCATCTCTACAGTAGACTTAGCAGATATATGTTCTTGCGTATCTCCGAGATTACTCTCTATTTCGGCTTCGTGACCAAACTTAGTCTTTCCTTCTGCCTCAAGCCATTTATCGTATTCTGGTCCAAGGTCTAAATTAGCAATCTCAGTTGGAGAAAGATTATTATTTTTTGCAAAAGTTTTTTCTAGTTCTATAAAATTGGCTATTCTCATCTCAGGGGATACCCCTTGATTCATATCATGGAAAGTTTGAAGCATCTCAGGGAATGCTTTCATGCTTTTTATCGCAGTTTTAAAAGAAGCCTGTGGGTCTCCCATAAAAACACTTTCTAATTTGTCATCTTTTATTCTACTATATTCTGCGTAGTTAAATTTAAAATTCTCCCATGCAACTGGAGATGTTTCACCCAATAATCTATCTAAATTATAGTCCCCCTCTTCGTTCCCAGAATATTCCATTATCTTATCGTACATTTGAACAGGGTTTTCTATACCAGCCATTACCTTAACAAGAAGACCTAACTCTTTTTTCTGGTTAGGCGAAAATTCATAGTCTTTCTTGCTACTTGATTTATTCTTTTCTATATACTCTACAAGGTCGTCAAAGTCTCCAGGTTCTTCAAGCGTAAACTGTGACATTATTATTTGACCTTGAGTGGCGATAATCGCCTGAGAAGGCATCAACAACCTAGTAGTAGCTTCAAGAGCAGCTCTCTCCCTATCAGCAGGGTCATGTTCTGCAAAAGTAAACTTAGCCCCATAGCTTTGATTCCACCCAAGCCCCTTCATTTCTTTACCAGTTATTGTCGATACGTATGTGTCGCCTTCTGCTGTTTGAGCCATCCCCATAAAATCTTTAAACTCTGGACCTTGTAATATCTTATTTTCTCCAGCAAATTCTAATTCTCTTTCCTTGAGTATTCTTCCTTGATTTTCAAGTTCGAGGAGTTTACTTTTAATAATTGCACTTTCATTTTCATATACTTGAGCATTCGCCATATTAACACCAGCTTGCCTCCCTGTTGACTCAAATATATCGTAACTAAGATTTTCTAAATTTGAAGTCATGTGCAACTGTTCTTTACTAGCCCCGAATTTTAATAGAGAATCCTCTAGTCTCATCATATCTTCCCTGCTATCTTTCACCTTACCCAAAGATACATTGTATCGTATACCAGCGGCTGTTTCTTTACTCTTTAACTCAGCCATTTTTATATCACGTTCAAGGTCATACTCCTTCCTAGCCTTATCTAGTAATAATGACTGAGCGTTTCTCTCTTTCTCCAACTCAAGTGTAAAATTTCTATTTTTTTCATCTCTAAATTCAGCCCTTCTCTCAGCAGCCAATTTAGCCTCTCTATCTTTCGCATTTTCATTTATCTTAAAAGACAGGTCGAAAAGATTATCCATCGCCTCCCCAAAAACGCTTTTACTGTAATTAATTGTTCTAAGTCTTGGGCGCATAAATTGCTCCATTTCTAAGGTTTTTCTCTCTTCGGAAGGTGTTATTTAAGATATTATTATCACCAAGCCCAGAAACCACATACCCATTGGCGATATAATTATGAGAACTTCCATGTATATCATGGGCATCTACTTCTAGATTAAAGTAATTGTCAATGTATTTTTTAACAATCTTAATGTCGGCTTTTGATTCTTTTATCTCAGACCAATTCCCATTAAAGAATATTGGATGATTAGGTGTTCCCTCAAGGACACCTCCAACAATAGCGACTTTTACATCTCTATAAACGGGGTGTATTAAACTCTCAGTAACAACTCCTGGGGTGAAGGATTTTGTCTTTTCATCGAAAGTTAAAATTAAATCACCTTCAATAATGTCTTGTATTTCCCTTTCACTACCATCAGACATAAATATCTTTGTTCCTTCTACAAAACAATCATATGTTTCTGTCCATCCCATTGGACCAAACACCCAATCCTGTCCATCATTATCTGTCCAAGTATCCCCATTGTATGGGGTTCCAGAGTATCCAGATGGAGTAAATTCTGGTCCATTAGGGTCAGTACCATCATCACCATCATTATCATCATCATCATTATTACCAGCATTTGGGTCGTAATTCTCATTAACTGTCGTATCTCCAGCTAGAATAGAATCACTTATTGTTCCCATATTCTCGTCAAGCCATTTAGTTTTATTCTTATATTGTCCATACATAGTATCATCTAAGTTCATTCCAACTTGTGCATTAGCCCCATCACTTAGTTTCTTTTCAAGCTCAGTCTTAGCCCCCATTGTCTCGAATCCTTTCCCAGTTTGATTTATCTGAGCATTATTCATCGTAAGGCTGTCTTGTATTAATGATTTATTTCCAGAGAAACTTCCCCAAAGATTTTTATCAGAAGATTTATCGTAATCAAAAAGAGTTCCACTAACTTCGCTATCTAAATTAAAACCAGCCTTAAGGTCTGATAAACTTGTATTTACATCATCATATGGCATTGTATTATACCTTTTTTATATTTAGAATTAACCCTGACCGCTTCCAGGTGAATTATATGTAGCATTAAATGCATCAGGGTTAACTTCGAATGAGTCATTATTTTCAGCATAACCCCTAGCGTTCATTATGAGTTGACTTGCATTAGTCCCAGTTTTTACTGCATTCTTCCCTTTATCAAATAAGTTGAGAGCCTCCTTCGCTCCTGAAACATCGAGTCTTCTTAACGCTTCTGGACTAAGACCCTTTCCTTGAACCTTCTTATCTACTGCTTTTCCAATAAGTGCCTTCCCTTTATTCCAAACTTTGCCCTTGCTATCGGTTTTTGCACCTTTTCCTATTACCTTTACTGCATCTTCTCCTGCTCCCTTCCCCCATCTTGCACCTAACTTTTTGCCCCATTCAGCCGTATCTCCCCCAAACTTCTTTGCCCCTTCTAACGGTGTTTGTTTTGCGAATAGAGTAGTGCCATCTGCAGCGGTACCAGCAACCTCAGCACCATATTTTGAAGCAGAGTTTGCAAAATTATAAGCAGTCCAAGCGTCCTTACCAGCATCTACCCACTGATTCTTGTCAAAATCTTTATCAAACTGTTCTCTATCCTCATTTATTTGTTTAGCGTCATCTTTAAAATAATTAATATCATCTACGTTTATGTCATCTGGTCTATCGTATTTATCAGCGTGCGCTTCTCCAAGTTCATTACCAACCCTACTGCCTATACCAGCAGCTCCAGCTATAACAAGAGCCGAGCCTCCAGTAAGAAAAGCTGCCGCCCCTAACCCAACAGCACCAAAAAATCTCCCAAGCCCAGATTTCCATGATAATTTATCTTTATAAGTTTGGTCTTCGGCTTGGGATTCCTCTAACTTATCTGCATTAGACCTCATCGCCACAGATTGATTTAGTTTAGCCTGCGCTCTCGATGTTCCTGTGTTTTTATTTGGGTCTGGTGGCATAATGAGTTCCTTACAGCTTATAAATTTTAGATTTGGATACTATAGAATATATGAATTTTAACTGGCATATTCTATCTTTAGTATTAGGTATCATAGGTCACCTCAACTACAACATTCATATTGTCAACTTGTCCTGAAATATTACCAGCACCTTGCCTTTCGGAATACATTGTTAATACATCACCAGCAACAAAATTATCTATTCCCCTCGCCTGTACTTTACTATTCTTGTGACCCGTAGCATTAGTACCAAATTCAAGGCTTGTCTTAAATTTAGAAGTCCCATTTAACATTGCATGCGCCATGTTAGTTAATGCCCCTCCCTGATTGACTACATTAACTGAATTAAAACACATTGATATTCCAGTTATAGAGCCAGGTCTAATCATTACATACCCATTGGTAGCTGTCATTAATGTTCCATCATTGTAACTTAAATATTTAGTTGATGTAAACGCAGTCGACTCCCCAGCATCAAAATATGCACGTTGACCAATTAAATTACCTTTTACGGTTAAGTCTCTACTAAATTCAGCGTTTCCATCAACTTTTAAATCTTTTTCAATAGTTTCATTACCATCTCTAGTAAAATTCACCCACCAAAGTATACCCTTTTGCCTCCTGAATAAAGAAAGTCCCTTATTTTTTCTAAGAGCAATTAATTCTTCTCCATCTGTAATGGTACTTTTAGACGGAGTTCCATCTTTGAAGGCGATATTTGCTCTTTGAGTATTCCTACTTCTCCTTAAAGAACTATCCATTATACACCAGACTTTACAATCGTCTTTTTTGCTCTATAATAAACCATAATTTCATTTATATCTATAGTACCAGAACTTGGGGGCTTAATCCTGAATTGTATTGATTGACATGATAACGCTGCTGTTGGCTTAAAAACAGCTACTCCCCAATTGGTATGAACCGCTAAAGTAAGTGAATCAAAAAGATTAGAACCGAAAGTGCTATTTTGCATTCCTCCATTCTTATTTACATATCTAGCAGTTAATATATCTGCTTGAGTAACACTACTTTTATAACTGATAGCAACCTTATATATCTTCTTCATATTATTTGGTAAGTCAAAATCAATATATTTAGTCACCATCTCCGTAGAATTAGCAACAGATTGAGGCGAGTAATATCTTATATCACAAGTAGTACCAGCACCAGCCTTAGATGTGGCTATGGCTAATTCACCATCTCCATCTAAAATAAAATTAGAATAAATCCTATCTGTAAAAAAATTAGTTGCGTCATTAAGCAAAGACCAACTTCCAGTTTTTGTATCATAGCAATATACATAATTATTAGAAGTCCCAGTGCAATCTTTCAAAATTAGTATTTGTTTATACTTAGGAGAATACCCAATTATGCTATCTACTGTATAAAAATCTCTCCAAGACTGCCCATGCTCAGAGCTTGAACTGTAAACAGATACAGGGTCTAATTTATTGTCTATTAAATTTTGTATCTGGTCTCCATTATAAGCCCAACAACCAGCATCGTTCACCCAAATTACGCCATCTTCAGTCCTAAAAACAGCTCCAGAATGCTTAATCCCTTTATGTTTAAATGTTTTCTCCAAAAACCAAGCTGTGGGAGATGGATTTGCTATATTTAAAACAAATAAGGTGTTATGCTTAAATGCTAATAATCTATCTCCATATTCAACTAATTCAACATATTCCTCAGCGTCTCCCTTTACTACATCTATAAAATTGTACGATGGGAAAGTATCATATTTACCTATTTCGCTATACATGATTCTATCACCATATTTTTTAGTAGAGCCAGATGCTGCGTCATAAATACTGACATTTGCTATAAAAACCCTTCTACTAGCAACGCAGGCAGTTTTCCAACTATCTCCAGTTGCCCCCAAGGAAATAGAATCCAAATCTGATGGAAATCCATTTATAGATTCATAAGTATCAGCATTTTGCCTTACAGAAGTTGATGTTAAAGTGTAGTGTTGATTAATAGTGCCTGTAACGAACCAAGAAGAATTAGTTGATGTAACTTTATAATCAGAAGATAAGGATGTTTTAACCCCTTTAGCAAAATCTGCCTCAGCCAGAAAACTCCACGACTCATCACTTTCGCCAATCTCTGGTCCCCTAGCTCTACAATACAATCTAGCCCCACTCATCCTAGAATCAAACGGACCAAGAGTTTTTGCAGTTATTTTAACCTGCTCACCATGTGCTACAGTAAATTCACTATTGGCGGCTACAGCATTACTAAAAGCGTATAATTGAGATTCTTGGTCTCCGTCATATATATGAGAGGATGCCAATTCATAGCTTCCTTCAACCCAAGTACTCTCATTTTCGTTTGAGCCTGGGGCGGACATGACAATTTCCCAATGAATTTTACCTGCCCCAGTAGGATAAGCAGCTGAATTCAAACCATAGCTAGGTTTTGCTAAGGTATTATCTTTAACTTCCCACCCAAGATACCCGTCTTGGTTAAAGTGAGTTCTTTCTATAAAACCATACCACTTAATTTTCCCTTGATTTAAAAAATTTGAATCAGATACTCTTAATGCCAAATCTGCATAATAATAACGAGGTTTGAAAGAGCCGTTGATACCATCATCAACGACAGCTGTTTGTATGCCATCAGTTGCCCAAAGTGAAGTCTGTGAGTTCCAAAACTTTATATGATGGCTGCTAGCTGACGAACTTGACGCAACATTTGGCTTAATCCAAATGTTCTCACCCAATCTTGGAACTTTTGTCCATGTAACATGACCGTCATCGACACCAGTTACAGAAACACTTTCGTATATATGTTTAAGAGTTGGGCTTAATTTATGTACATAAAGTACAATACCAAATCCAAAATCAATACTTCTTTTTCTTACTATAGTATATACACCATTATTACTTCCACCATCAACTTCCGAATTAGATACCTTGACCTTATCTCCTACACCAAATAAAGCATAAAATACTGGGTCTTTAGTAGCCATGGAATTGGTAAAATCGTCACCATCAGCCCAAACTAGTCCCCCCCAATGAGGATAGTATTCAGCACTACCTGTCGTCGGGTCTGTTGTCGTCCCTGATATTTGGGCGCTTAAAGCCCTGTCGCTTTCAAAATAAAATAATCCGTAACCAGCTTCGTGAGAAGTATCATCTCCCGTTAAATTAGAAAGAGTATAATCCGTAAATTTCCCAGCTGTTCTTAAAGCCCCCTGCTTATCAAACATGAAATTACTAGATGATGCTACTTCTTGGTCGGCAATATCCCTAGAGTCTTTAACATTGTTAATTCCTACAAATTCATTAAGCGTGAAAGTTTTTCTTGGCATTAGTCACGAATCTCTACATGAACTAGGTCATCAAATTTATTATCTGCTATCTCTCCATCAGAGTCCCAGTCACCACCCCAACGAATTTTTAACCCTAATTGCTGACCTATACCTCTAATCATTCCACCCATATAATGAAATCTTTCTCTGTCTTCCCAGTCTATGGGGTATGGGGCAAGGTCTACTGCTTTGCCTTCCATATGCCTTGAATATTTAACCTTCGTTGCCCCTTTTTCAAGGAGTTCAGCTTGTCTTTCTTTGCTCCTAAGCCCCTCAATAATAGTAACATCCATAATCTTAATTAATTCATTAAGGACACTAACCACTCTCTTGTCAACGCCAGAGAGTCTCTCTCTTGACCTTTTGCCAAATCTGTAATGCTTAGGCACTACTTAAAGCTGTCCATCGCTTTTTTAATTTTAGCAACCATTTTATCGTCTTCCTTAGAAGGAGTCATTTTTACTATAATATCCAATACTATAATAATAAAACCCTTCGTCCCATGTTTTTTTATTTTACGCTTAATATAGCTCGAAAGCATACTCATTTTGAACCTTCCTTTTTTAGCATTTTAGTTAAACCCTGAAATACGACATCAACAAGAATATCGTCTTTATCTGATGGGGAAAGCTTTACTATCTTCTCTAGACAGAAAAAAACAACTAAAACCATTTCCCAATTTTCACTTAACCATTCCATTTACTGCTCCTTTTATTAAGTCGAGTATGCCTCAGCCCTACAGAGATGACGAGACGGGGAGGATAATAGGACTAATAGGAGGCATACTCAACATTATCTTTTGCCCGTAATTCTTTTAATTCTTTTAATTTTCAAATATAAATATACAATATTCATAATTGCTATTGCTATACCAAGTACATAGGGAAGGAAATCAGTGAATACTGCTCCCATTCCTAAAAAACTTGCTCCGCTTACTTTTAGACTATCCATATCAATGATTTTTCCCATTTACTCGACTTAAACTTCCTCTTATTTCAGACACTTGGTTATCTAAGTCGTTTATTTCCTTGTTTAAGGCATCAAACTTCCTGTCTAATTTATCATCACTCGCATTCCATCTGCCAATTAATTTAATAATCATTCCTTCCATGTTTTCTAAAGTCTCAGATTGCCCTTTATTTTCTATCTTTAAATGTTCTAATGTTTCCTGCTGAGCAGAAGCTTTGTTCGACATCTGCACCACCAAGTAAACAAACATTGCGCCAACTACGCCTATCATTCCTGCTTCGCCATAGACTGCCATAAAATCCATTACTTCTTTTTCCTTTTTCCCCAACTAAGAGGATTAATATTAAATTCTTTTTCATAAAAACTTACTTTCTCCTCTAGCTGCTCTCTCTGTATAGTTTCTTCAACGATGTGTTTGTTAAGTAAACTCCCAATTTTAACATCATTCGCAACCATCGCTTCTTCAAGTTGTCCCAGTCTACTTTCAACACGCCAATAGCCATAAACGAGCATCCCAACCAGTACCAAGAGTTGTCCGAGCCATTTGAGGTTGATAGAAACAATAGCGTTATCATCAACCACAGTCCCCCTATAACTTCGAGCAGTTTTGGGTTCTCCACCCATCTAACCTCTTATGTCCTTTAATAAACTTGTTCCAACAAATGATGAATGAGCCTTTAGAGACACTACATCTGAATCATCAGTAATCCA